AACATCACCTTTCTTCTAAAAAAGAGTATAAAAAATACACCTTTGCAGGTGTAAAGAAAAGTGCTATAATAATCTTGCTATGGAATGATTATAGCAGTTTTCTTTATACTGCAAATTATTCACAAATCGCTCTGGTGCTGGTAACACTGGGGCGGTTTTTATTTATTCTAAATTGAAAAATTTCTTTATTTCTTTAATTGCCGTATCTTTATGATTTCCATAAAAACGTTCAATGCTCTTTTGCGATTCAAGACCAGAAATCAATTTCTGATCAATAATACCGCCATGCTCTTCGTTGTATGAAAAAACGTATTCATAAATCTCTTTAGCGTTTGAAAGCCCTTCAGCAACGGAAAGCAATTCGGAAGCTGTAGCCATTGGATCACCTTGCGGTGAATCAGATAAAGAGTCATATTCGATTTCAGAGTCAACAAGTTCGATTAATTGATTGTCTGAAATGTATTTTCTTACGGTTACCCGAATACCACTTAACAGTTTCAAATAGTCAGTAGGAAAATCCTGTAAAACAGAATCACTGATAAGATACTTTTTATGTTTTTCTTTGAAACCAGAGAAAACAACGTTTTTTATAATATTTTCTCTTTGGAAAGCATCAGTGAATTCTATATCTGCCATAATAGCTGACACGGAGCATTCGTCAGAATGAAATAATTCCAGTGAATATGAAATCTTGCTATTATTCAAAGTCTCTATGTATAAAGAAGAAGGACGAAAAGATAATCCTTTGTTGGTTGCGTTTATTGGATATCTTTGAGTTTCGATATCTTCAACAGAAGTAGGGATTTCGCCTAATTTAACTGCGGTACCGGAAGCAACAACGCCCATAATATCAGCAGAAAAAGAAACGTAATCAATATCAAGCCCAATTATTGCATTTCCACCAGCCTCAGTAATTTGACTTTGAAGCTGATCCAATGCATATTCTTTTGCTTCTTTTAATTTATTCGAATACATTTTACTGTTGGTGCCTAAAAAATCTGAAATTCCTGCACCCAGAGAACTTAGGAATCCGGTACCTAAGGCACATTCTCCAGAAAAAACTCCAAGGTATTCAGTGATAGTATATCCTTCAAAGTTGTATCCAGAAGTCATTAACATTTTCTTGTTCATAAACCCTCCCGATTTCTACATTGCTTGCAGAATAAACAATGTCTTTTTGTAGATAATAGTAGTATGAAGATATTACTAACACAAATCATGTATGAAAAAAATGTATCTGTACGGCAGCTGTCGAACATGACCGGGATCCCGAAATCCACGATCAATAATATTATGATCGAGAAGTATTCACCAACCCTGGACAACTTAGAAAGGATTGCCAAGGCTCTGAAAGTCGGGATGGTAGATCTGTTTGATTCACCGTACAAATAAGTGTCCAGTACACTGGACGATTGTGTTGCCAAGTAAAATTAATCCCTCTGTTTATCGTATAATAAGTATAAAAGATAATGCTTAACGAACAAATGTTTGTGAAATATATTGCACTTCAAATATAAATGGTGTATATTAAAAAACAAACAAACGTTCGAATAAACGAGAACGGGGGGGGGGCATACATATGATGAAGAATGATAAAGAAGAGTACAAGGGCAAAATAATTGAGTTGGTAAACTTGATTAAAGAAGAATCCGTTCTGAGGCGGATCTACTTAATAATAATTACCATGATAGGGGCCGACCATTGAGGTTGGCTCTTTTCTTATTCTATGCCCAGGCAAGCTTTCATAAATTCTTCAATATGTTTTAGCTTTTCCGGATCAGCTTCTGCGATAGCATTTAACATATTTCTCGCCATCTGGTTCTCGGTCCTACTAAGTTTTCCAAGATTAATAGAGAAGCGATCTTCTTCATTTACTTTCGTAAACATATTATCGTCTCCGCCTTCACCAGTTCGAAGCCAAATTTCATTTACATTGAATTCTTTACATATTAAAGAAATTACAGCATCGCTTGGTGCGTTTTTCCCTACTTCATATGCACCGATGTTTCCTCTGGCTATTTTTAACCTATCAGCAAAGGCTTGTTGAGTTAAGCCGAGCCTTTTTCGTAGAGCTTTAATTCGCTCATTCATATCCGATCCTCCTTTCTGATGAATTCATAATAGCATATTGGAAAAAGTAAATCAAGAAGAAAATGTTGGTTAATTACAAAAATGTTGTTGACAAAAGAGATTAACCAACATATAATTGAAATATACCAACAAGAGAGCGAGGTGAGAAGACATGGAAGGTAAAAAAAACACTGTCAGACCAAATGGTACTGACAGTGCAAGAGTTATACAAGTAATTGAAACAAAAAGTAATAGAGGGAAAGGAACACTGGATGATCTATCCAGACAGGTTGTACAGTATTGGAGCCTGGAAGGTCAATTGCTAGCTGAAAGAGATTCGCATACAACTAAGAACGAGCAACCGGCGGATGTTTGATCATGTATTTGACTTCTATTTGAGATAAGAAGATCTCCATATATTTTTTTAGAAGCACAAAATCATGCTCTGGGTATTTTCTTTTGTAATGAGTGTAATCATTGCCAAGGATACGGACAACATCGGCAGTATTAACAAGATCTGCTTGCTGAAGGTATGTAGCAATAGCGTTACAAAGGGATTGTTTAGCAACGGTTTCAGCGGGTTCTCCAAGTTCTTGTATTGCATAATCTTTTACCAAAATTTCAAGCGAGGAACGGAAACCTATAGCAGCTAATTCGAAATTTTGATTGTATTCAGCTTGCAATGCCTGGTTGTACATGTCAATAAAACGTTCTGATATAGCGGCTAAATTTTCGTTTTTGTATGGCTCAATTTGAGTAGAAGGATACATACAGACCATTGGAGCATCATCTGTATTTGTTCCAGGGTTTTCGCAGGCGAAAAAGAAAAATTTATGACAGGCAGTGCATTCGCAAACAGATGTGAGCAAACGGCCATCATTGAAAGAATAATAATTATTTTCTTTCACAATAGCGTCAGTTCCAAAACCACAATGCGGACAGATTGCAGGCTTTTGATATTTAAACGAAAAGGAAGAGTAGAAGGAAGATGCAGATTTAGTAATGAATTTCATAAAAACCTCCTTAGGTAAGATTTAGGCATGCCAGTACCTAATAATCTAAGAATAAGAAAAAAGAGAAAAAAAGTCAATGCTACATTTATAACCAACATGAGAAAGAGAGGCGAGAGAATGAAAGTTAAAACAATCCCAGAAATCAACATGACAGATAATCCTTTAGACAACATTATTAAAATGGCTCCTTATTTGGATGAAGGAAGTCAGCGAACTGTGTTCGGGATGATGTTGGAAGCGGTTATGAGTATAAAAGATGATGAAAAGAAAGCTGGATAAAGAAGCAACTATACTGTATTCAAACGAAAAAGAAAGCGAGGTGAGAAAGAAATGAAATTATTTGGATTTAGAATTAATGCAGGAGAAATCAAAGATGTCAGAGAAATAGAGAAAACATTAGAGAACATTGAAGAAAAGAAAAATAAAATAATAGATCTTGCAGGACAGCTTAGTACTCTGACAGAAATTAAATTCAAATATTCAGCAGATGGAAGTATTGAAAAGAAATTTGAGGTAGATGGATTTGAAATGGATAAGATCTTGGGAAATATGCGAGTAGCTCAGATGCAAATTGTAGCCAGCTATAAAAGTCTGGAAGCACTTGGCATGATAGAAATTACACCTGCTCTAAAGAACAGGAAAATTTGAAAGGAAAGTCATTGATATTTGGGAAAGTAACAGGAAAGGTGATGATGAGATGGAAGCAGATAAAAGAAATGAGAATCTTCAAAAGTTTTGGAGCCAGGTAATCATGGAAAGAGTGAACATTGCAAAAAATGAAATCATGCAAAGCCAGAAAAAAACGGTCACTATTGTGCTAATAGCAACCGCTTTTACTGTGATAAATTTGGGAGTGCTTATTTTACACGGCGATAAGCAGCACCAGTGACAGCCACTTCATCGTATTCGTCATCGTCACACAGACATGTGATGTAACCAAGTGCCTGTAATTTTTGGAGTTCGGATGATAATGAGGAACTACCCTGATATAAAGATTTGACCTTAGAAAGATCAACACAGCCGTAATCATCAGAATAACGCACTAAAAGTTTTAACAATGAAAGATTCATATAGGCAATCTCCTTTCATAATACTCGGGCATGGCAGTGCCCTGTATCTAAAGAATAGGAGAAAAGAAATAAAAAGTCAATGTAATTGGAAAAGTAACAGGGAAGCGAGGGGAGAGAGATAGGATTTATGCTTGCAGAAAAACAGAACTATGAAATATGTGAAGCAATAATTGAGATGTTCCATAAAAAAGAAATATCTGTAGAGCAATCCTATGCGATTTTAGATTATGTAAAAAGGAAAATCGCACAGGACACAAAAGTTGGTGAATTAGTCAAAATTAGCTACGAAGATTTGAAAAGTCAATAAAAGAAAGCGAGGAAAAATAAAATGTTAACCAATATTGAAACAGAAAGAGTTCGAAAAGGGCTGACGCAGGAGCAGCTTGCTTCGCAATTAGGAGTATCTCACAAAACATATTACAACTGGATTAATGAAAAGAAAGATATTCCGAGTCAAAAGTTGAAAAAGATGTCTCGAATGTTCAAAACGAACATGGAGTACTTGTTGGGAGAAGAGCAGAAAAGGGTTTTATATCTTTGTGATGGAAATGTTCCAACCTGCAAGAAAAATACATGTTACAAAAATCCAAAGAGAAAGGGTGATTGTCCACCATGTACTTATACAAAAGATGTGACACATGCTTTAAATTTTCACAAAACATCGGAGCATGTACATGCAGCATATTATGAGAATGGCCAGCCGGAATAAGGCGGCTGGCCAAAAACTCATTTGAACTGTGCCAGGAACTCAAGGACACTCTTAAGACCATTTTTAAATTTGTTTTCCATGTAAATGATTGTCTTATCGGTGAGCTTGATCTCATTGGCAAGATCTTCGCCAGGTTCGCAAGTGATGTATCCGGCAGAAGCAAGTGACCAGCAAAGAGAAGATACATGATCAGAATCAGAGTCGGGACAGAAATGTTCCATAACTACATCTGAATCGGCAAAGTAATTTGCTTCGTCAAAGGATACAGCGGGCTGGCGGCTTAAAACTTCTTTGTACATAGAGGTAAGAAGTTTCTGCTGTTCTCTGGTTAAATCATCCATAGTGATTCCTCCTTTCTATTTAGGGTAGGGAAATCTTAACACAGTATGAAATAAATTACCATAGAAAGGAAAAAAGTAGAGATATATCGACAGAAAACGAGATGAGAGAATGAAGCTACAAACAATTTCATTAGTAATTTCAATAATCGCATTAGTTTTGGCTATAGCGAAAGCTGCTGGTTAAAAGTGATGGGAAGAAAAGGATGGTGTAAAGATGGAACATATAAAAATCGTATGCAAAATTCCTCATGAGATAGCACTGCAGGATGGCTTCTTGAGCAAACTCATTAGAAAAATGGAGAGACAGGTGAAAAACACCAGAAAGAGCCCTCATATGACAATCGAAATCACATGGGGGCAGCAGGATCAATCAGAGGTTATTTCAAATGTACCGATTACGGATTTATCAATGGAATAATAAGAAAGCAGGATGCGAAAAATGAACACAGGAAAAATATTGACAACTGAAGCTGCTGCAATTCTCAACACGTCCCCGCAGTTTGTACGTGTTGCGATGCAGCAGGGAAAACTGCCGATTGGAATAGCGATTAAGATGTCCACCAAGTGGACTTATAACATCTCTGGAAAGCTTCTGACAGAATACAGCGGAAAAGATGTTGAAAAAGAGCTGGAACAGATCAGAAAAAAGAAAGTTATGTAAACTAAAGAAAAGAGCCGATGCAAGGGGTGCATCGACTCAGGTCCATATGTAATCAACCAATTACATAATATCATTGGGCCACTAAAAAGTCAAGAATGTAAGAAAAATCAGGGGTGAAATTCCCCTGTTTAGTACTCGATTAAGATATTAAACTTAGGAGCCTTTTGGTATGAAAACAAAGCGTAAAACCTGGTATCTGCAGAAGAAGGATATCCTGTATGTGGAAGAGAATCATGATGGCAAGTATGGAGCTAAGGGGAAGGAGAGACTGCCTAAGAGAAAGCTCACTCCTGAAGATGTTCAGAGAGTAAACGCCTGGAATAAATCCAAGAGGGCAAGACTCAGACTGATGGAATATTTTTCACCAGGTGATCTGTGGGTGACATTTACATACAAGCCAGAGAACAGACCTCCAGATATGGACACTGCCAAGAAGCAGTTTTTGAAAATGATGGACAAGCTAAGAAAGATTTACAGGAAAAAAGGCAGGGTGCTCTTCTGGATCCGGAACATTGAGCGGGGGACGAAGGGAGCCTGGCATATACATTGTATTATCAACGATATTGGAAATACGGCAAGTCTTGTTGAAAGGGCTTGGCCCTATGGTGGAGTATATGTAACTCAGATCAGGAAGAGTAAGTGCCCGGAAGAGGATTTCCAGAAGCTGGCTGATTACATCACCAAGGATGAGAAAACCAGGGAAAAGAAAAAAGACGGAACCCTGGCAAAGCCCAGACTTAGTGAAGCAAACTACAGCCATTCCAGGAACATGCCGCTTCCAGAGCCAAAGCCAGAGGAGCTGAAACGTTGGCCTAAGAAAGTGAAGCCTAAGAAAGGCTACTACATAGCAGAGCTCTTTGAGGGGAAAAATCCGGTAACTGGGTACAATTACCGCCATTACACATTGATCAGATTGAACAGACGAATTTAAAGAAAGGGGGAATCAAGCTGTGAAAGTCAATATTTATCTGGAAACAGATAAACAGTGCCAGGCAAGAGTTCGGCGCAGATACGGATATGTAATAGAAGCCGTGTACGCTGGCAGGACTGAGACCAGAGAAGGTTTCGGAAATAGTAGTAGTACATATCATCAGTGTAACTTACAGGCACTTATAGAAGCCCTTTCGAGATTTCGTTCTACATGTGAGATTTGCATATATACCAGAGATACCTTCGTGACATCCAGAGTATTGAGAATCTCAGATTTGGCAGCAGATGCATTTAAAGATACAAAGGGAAAAGATATCAAAAATGCAGATGAATGGAAAAAGGTGTATGAAGTAATTAACCGGTTGAAACTGAAAGTTTCTTCGTTGGCCGGAGTACATTCATATTCGCAATGGCTCCAGGAGGAGATGATAAAACGTGGAAACTGAAGAATTGTGGGGAAAAGGATGGAGTCTGCGCACAGAACAGGATCCAAGGGCAATGACATATCTTGGAACAATAACAAAAGCAGGTATGCATTTTCACTATTACAGAGATGATGATGGAGAAATCTATTTTGATAATGAACCGGAAAGTGGGAAGCCTGATTGGATGGAAAGAGCAGACAGAAAATTGAGAAATAGGGCACATAAGAAAAAATAAAAAGAAAAGAGGAAGAGTATGAGAACAATTGCAGTGATTAATTTAAAGGGTGGCGTGGCCAAGACCGTTACCACCAATAGTGTTGCCTATATTCTGGCAAGCCAGGGGAATAAAGTGCTTATTGTGGATAACGATAAGCAGGGAGATGCATCAAGAGGATTGAACTGCAGAACACAGGATGGAGAAGGAATAGATCGGATCATGACTGCAAGGCACCCGGAAGACTGGATGAAAAAACTGATCAGACATACGGAATTCCATAACATGGATATATTGCCGGCAAATATGCGTCTTTTGATGGCTAACCAGAAAGTAATGTTCGATCAGACACGACCGCAGCAGTATAGGATAAAAAATGCATTGGCATGTGTGGCTGATCAGTATGATTTCTGCATAATTGACAATGCACCGGATATCAACGTATCAACGATCAATGCTCTGACAGCCTGTGATGATGTTTTGATTCCGGTAGAAATTGATGATAACACAACGGAAGGACTTCCGGAACTGGTGAATCAGATTGGTTATACAAAAGAGGAACTGAACCCAGAATTGAAAAATTACTGGGTCTTTATCACAAAATATGACAAAAACAACCTTGCACAGGCACAGGGAACAGAAATGATAGAGGCAGCAGGGTATCCAATGCTTAAGACGAAGATAAGATATTCCAGAAAAGTATCAGAGAGTACTTATGCAAGAAAACCTATCCCTTTGTATTCCGCGCGTTCTTTAGCCGCAAAAGATTATGAATGCCTGGTGAAAGAGTATCTGGTGGCAGCAGGAGTTATGATGGATAAATGGACGGAAGGGAGGGAAGCCTGATGGCATTCAATCTGGCCGACATGGTAAATAATCGTAAAAAGCCCACGGAGACTGAGAATATCAGTGATACAGTGTATCGGGATGTGTTTGAACTGGAGCCATCGAAAGAGAATTTCTATTCCACAGATCCGGAGAAACTGCAGGGATTGAAGAACTCGATTCTTTTATTCGGGGTTATGCAGGATGTTCTGATCGAGGACGTGGATGGTAAAGACAGGATTATATCAGGGCACTGTAGGACAATGTGCTGCAGGATGCTTGTGGAAGAGGGACATGAAGAGTTTCGGAAGATTAACTGTAAATATACAAAAGTGAATCTGAATACAGAAAAGTTCCCAGAAGATAAAGATGGAAAAGTAGAACAGCTGATCAATAAGCTGGGAATCATCCAGGCGAACCGGTTCCGTGAAAAAAGTGACTGGGAGAAAATGCAGGAGGCGCTTATCACAGAAGAGGTAATTAAGGAACTTCGTGATCTGGTTGACCTGCAGGGGACAACCAGAAGCATGGTACAGGCAACTCTCGGAACATCAGGGACACAGTTAGAAAGATATCATGCAATCCAGAAAAAATTAAGTCAGGAGTTCATGCAAGAGTTTCAAAATGGAAACATCAATATATCTGTGGCAAGGGAACTGACAGATCTGGATGAGAAACACCAGGATGAGGCTCTGGGGTTGTACAGAAAGAATGAAACAATTACGCTACCAGAGGTTAAAGCTTTGAAAGAAAAACAGGAAGTAGGACGTCAGATTCCTGGACAGCTGACACTTGATGAAGCAATTGGACGAAGAAGACCTCCGGAAGATGGAACGGTAATTGATGTTGACATTCAGATCGAACGATTCTTTGAAAGCTTAAAGAAATCAACAACAGAACGAATTCAAAGGCGGGATAAGAACATGTCCATTTATATGCTCAGCATTATATACAATGATGTGCGGATCAGAAATGGATATTTGAATTATCAGGGAAAATCAAATGGAATTCTGTTTAATCCTGGTAGTGGGGATGAAAAGTTGATTACATGGCAGCAGTTGGCTGAAACACTGATAGAGAAGTATGGAAAGAAACAAAAAGCGGTGAAGCTTGCACCTATGCCAGAACCACAAAAAGAATGTCCATACTATGATGCAAACGAAGTATTTCTGCCGGACATAGCAAGGATGATAAAGGTATTTCTTGAGGATGTTTATCTCAAAATGTATGTAGGAGCAACCAGACGCTTCAGTGCAATGGGAGCAGAGTTTGCAGTAGTACAGAGAACAAAAGAGAAAGATTTTGCATTTTACAATGAAAAAGGGGAGAAGGTCTGCTATGTATCTGCAGAACGTATGAAAGAAGAATATAGAAAAAGCGTGGTAGATGCTGCTGACATAAAAAAACCATCTGAGAAAGAGAAAAAATATCTTGATAATCTAACCAGAAAGTTGATAGGTAATTTTAATGAGTGGTTAAAACAGGACTTCCACAAAAGGGTGTTAAATGTAGTGACAAGCCCGGATGAGTTAAAAGAAAAAATAGGCAGCGGAAGAACCTGGTGGTTCGATACTGGGCTTGGAATCGCACATGCTAATTTGTTTGACGATTATGTGCAGATTTGGGATGAGAGTAATAAATGCCTTGGAAACTATGACTGGTTTTATCTTGCTGCTTCCCTTCAGAAAATGTGGAATGAGATTGCTATGGAGAAAGCAGAAGCAGCCCAATCCAAAATAGTGGAAGAGACAGCAGAAAATGTGTCCGAGTCGGACATGTCAAAGCGCTGCCAACCGGCAGCAGAAAACGCGGATGAAAGGCAGCAGGATCTGGATCAAAGCGAGCAAGATTTATTGCCTGAGATTAGTGATCTTGTACCGGATGCTTGGCCGGATGATTTGAAAGATATTCCGGTTCCGACTCTGGAAAATATTTTGAGATATTTAAAGAAAGAAGAAAAAGACCTGGAAGAAATAAAGTTCGTGGCAGCAGAAGAATCAGGATTTCCAGTTAATGTATTACAGAAAGCCCAGATGAACGTGGCAGGACTGAGATTGCTTAGAAATCTGATAAGCACATGTCTGGACTCAGATGAGAGAGCCAAAGAAGAAACATCGGAGCAACTGCCGCTTCCTGTTATGAAAAATAATGATCAGCGTAAGGAATGGCTGAGAAATTATAAGGATTGGGGACTTTGGTATACAGATGAACATATTGGCGTCAGATACTACAAATATGATTTTGCAAATGGTGCAAGACTTATTGCAGAAGAATATGATCGGGACACTGTTCATAGCCAGTGGGTATCAGATCATACAGAATCATATTACATGCATTTGATCGGAGGACCTGAACCGGAAAGAAAATCAGGAATACCTAAATGGACACAGCATGGAAGATACAATAAATTCCCAAATAGTGAAAGCGAATTGGTTGAATTCTTAAAGGAAGTACAGAGGGAAAGCAAATGAACAGGGCAGAAATGAGACGTAAGGCCAGAGAACAGGAAAAATGCAGACTCCCATTGAACTTTAAGATGCAGCTTGGCCAGGTTGCAGGACTGACAGGGCAGCAGGCAATGATCTTGCAGAATTACCTGAAAGCGAGAGAGGATGAAATAACGGAGCAGGCAACGGACGCCTGCATCCGTGAAGCCCAGGAGAAACTGGAACGGGCAGAAGATTATATAACGATCACAAATATAATCATTTCTATTTATGCGATAAAATTTTCATGGGGATTCACGAAAGCAAATAAGAAATTTCTGGATAATTGGAAATCAGCAATGGAGTATGTGAATCGTATAGGAGTGGCGAAAGCTTATGAATATGCAAAAAGAGATATGGATATTGAAGTAGAGTTTGAAGATCTGGCCAATTATAACATTTATGAAGAACTGGGGCTTAACAGAGAAAAGGTGTAAAAGATGAAGCTAAGGATACTGAAAAAGAAATATAAAAAAATGTATGGGAAGAAACCGCCAGAACAGATGAAGAAGAGAATCATCAAGTCAATGATAAGACAATCGGAATATATAAAGATCAAGGCTATAGATCAGAATGCGAAAGAGTATTGTACACGCGTAGGGACTGCTGAAATTAAAAAAGTACTACTTGCGTTGATTAAAGCTGTCCGGAAAGAAATGATAGAATATGAACGGAATACGGAGAATCTTGTTAATACAACACGAATATTGGCTGAAAGGAGAAAAATACGGAAATGAAGATTAGAACACAGGGAAATCAGCTGATAGATATGACTGAAAAAGAAACGACTACAGTTCTCACACCAACCGGCTCATATCAGATACTGGCACACACCAAAGACAAAAAGAAAGGAACTATCCTGGGAGAATATAGCACAGAAACAAAGACTGTTCGTATTCTCTGTGCCATACAGGTTGCAGCTCGGCATCCAGAGAAAGTCAAAATCTTTAAAATGCCATCAGACGCAGAGGTGATACTGTGAAAGAGTATAAAAACAAAATAAATGAATTAGACGCATATAAGAAAGAAATCATAAAGATGGTGAAATCTGGATGTACGCAGAAGGAGATTCGGTTTCTCAGAACAAAGTGAGGTAAGCAAGATGGTAAGTAGGATAAAAGAAAGATTGCTGCAGTATAAACAGGAACTGCAGAAACAGACGATGTACAAGGAAGGATTGCCGGGGAGTTCGCTGGATATCGTAAATAGTCTTCTGGATGATCTGGAAGAGGATGAAAAAGAAAATGGGTGGATTCCAGTAGCTGAGAGGTTACCAGAAACAGATAATTATATCCTGGTTTCATTCAGCAACTGTGACCTACCAGATATTGGACGATACGAAGCTGATAAAGATGGAGGAGGCGCCTTTTTCCCGGGAGACGAAGAAAGAAGCTATGTATCGTTTGGATTATTTGTCAATGCTTGGATGCCACTTCCAAAACCATATGAGGAGGACTAAATGGGATATTGCAAATTAGAGTGTCCGGACGGTGAAACGCAATATGGAAGGAGAGATAAGAGATGAACAAAGTAATTTTAATGGGGCGTCTTACCAGAGATCCAGAGGTGAGATACACCTCAGGGGAAAATTCATTGGCAATTGCCAGATATACACTGGCAGTAGATAGAAAGATCAGAAAAGATGGAAATGCAACGGCAGACTTCATTCCTTGTGTAGTATTTGGCAGATCTGCCGAGTTCGTGGAGAAATACTTCCGAAAAGGATTGAAGATTACAATCGCAGGCCGTATTCAGACCGGAAGCTATACCAACCGTGATGGACAGAAGGTTTACACTACGGAGGTTGTTGTGGAAGAACAGGAATTTGCAGAAAGCAAAGGCTCTGGATCTGGCAGCAGTCAGCAGAATGTTCCACAACAATCACCAGATGTGGGACCTGATGGTTTCATGAATATCCCGGATGGAATTGAAGAGGAACTGCCATTTAGTTAATGTCCGACTCGGACGAGACGAAAGAAGGAAAAATATGAGCGGACTTAAATTTCCAAAAGAAGAAACGAAGAAAAAAAGAATGTCCCATCCGGCCAGCATTCTCGGAAGCCGAAAAGGAAGATGTTACCTGTGCAGCAGGTATGGCCAGACCGAAGAACATCACATATTTGGTGGTCCGAATCGGACTCTATCAGAGAAATATGGATTAAAAGTAGACCTGTGCCTGGAATGCCACCAGTTCGGAGCACATGCGGTACATAAAGACCAGGCGGTAATGGATGAGCTTCACAGACTGGGACAGGAAGCCTTTGAGAACCAGATTGGCAGCAGGGAACAGTTCCGGAAGATCTTCGGGAGAAACTGGCTATGACATTATATGAGATTACAGAAAACATAACAGAAGAGCCGGAAGAGGCTGTAACCATAAAGGAAGCATCCAAAAGGCTGAACCGGACAGTCGGGAGCCTGTACGGTGCCGCAGCCGAGGGAAGACTGATAAACGGCAGATACTATCTAAGAGCCGCAGACCGGACACTCAGCAGAAACAAAGACCGGAACCTGCTCCTGGAATACGATCTGGTCCGGCAGAAGCTGCTGAAGAAGTGCAGAGGATAATCAAAATGAATGCCTAATAACGAAGAGGTGAAAGAGTATGACCAGAGCAGAAAGAAAGCGCCAGGCAAGGATGCAGGAAAAATGTCAGGTGCCATTAAACCTTAATCTTACAGTGGCCCAGGTAGCAGGGATGCCAGGGCAGCAGGCTTCTGATTTCCTCTGTGAAAAGAAAGGAATCTGGATCACAGACAATTATGGCTGTAATAAATGGGAATCAGAACAGGCAACAGACTGGAGAGACAGTATGCTGGCCAGGTTCCTCAGAACGAGGTGAGACAATGGAAAAAGAGACATACAAAGAAATCGAGAAAATTGCGGATAACCTTCAGGCAGCAGCTGGAAGAAAAAAGTGCAGGGAAATAGAAAGAGCTAATAGTTTCTATGAAGGCTATGAACAAGGGATTGAAGATATGCTTAGAAGCATTCGCCAGGAGGAAAGAAAGTAACAGATGAGTAAGATCGGAAACAAAGAATACATAGATTGCCCGGAGTGTCCAAGATGTAGACCACAGCCAGGATTAAGAAATGGTGTAAAATGGGGGATTTGCCATGGAAGCGGCAATCTTGTTTATCTAGAATCTTGGAGAGAAAAAAAGAAATTGTGGATCTGGATGGATCAACCACACGGTATCGAGTTGTGGCTTATATGAAAAGAATGATCCAGAAGCTCTTAAAAGATGTATAAGAGGGTGGTGAAATAAATGATAGATGTAATTGTTGGAATGGGTGTTGGCGTGCTGATCGGAGCCTTCGGTGTGATTGCCTGGCTCCTGCATGATTAAAAACAGAGGTGTAAAATGAATAAAGAAAAATACAAGGATCCCACAGCTGAATATGCGATAGATGAAGCTGAGAAATGGGAGCGGCAGCAGAAGCAGCTGGAAGAGAAGCATGGAATCAAAAGAGGGGATGTTATTCAGATCATACAAACCAGTTATGCTTCTGGTGACGGGAAGATCATCACCAAAAAGGTGAAAGCCAGGATAAAAGCATTATATCCCCATGTAGTGCAATTACAGTTACCAAACGGCATAACCAGATCCCCTACATACTGGGAACTGGAACGACTGAAAGCAGGAGGTGGTACCGATGGACAGGAGATTGCAGGAAGAAAATGAAAAGAAAAAGGAATATTTAAAATCATATCAGAGAGCAGTCAAAAGAGAGTGGGACATCCTGGAAGAAATCAAAAGATTAAGAGCTGATAAGATGTTTCCTTCCGTAGTGAATGATGGAATGCCAAAAGGCAGCAGTCAATCAGATCTGTCGGATTACATTGCAATACTGGATGAACAGATTGAAATATTGAAAAAAGAACGTTTGAACAAGGTTCAGCAATATCGTAAGATTGAGAGCCAGATCCGCAAAATGCATTCAGAAGATGAACGGAAAGTTTTGCGTTTGCGCTATATAAAAGGCTTAAAATGGGATGATGTAGCAACAGAGATGGGCTATGGATGGACACAGGTACATAGGCTGCATTCATCAGCATTGAAGAATTTTAAGATGGTATAGAATGGTATACTTGATTCGTGTTATAACTATAATAGATTCAGATGGATGAATCAAATATCAATCGGTTGCACCCTTACTTGTCAGGCACTATGGCTTGGCAGGTATATCGGAACATAGCTCAGTGGTAGAGCAGCTGGCTTATATCCAGCGTGTCGGTGGTTCGGTTCCATCTGTTCCGACTCGGTTAGTACCGCCGATATAATGGTACAATACTGACTCATACATACTTCCACAAACGTCTGGCGGGTACGGCCGGGCGTTTTTTATTGGAGAAAAAGATGATATATAAGAGATGTGACAGGTGCGGAAAAAGAATTCCGTCCGGCAGCAGGTGCCCCTGCATGAAACAAAGAGATAAAGAACGCTATAGGATATATGATCAGAATGCCAGAGATCAGAAAAGCAAAACATTTTATGATTCAAGGGAATGGCAGCTGACAAGATCTGATATTCTCAGTGCTTGCGGGATTGATGTATATGTCTACATGACGGAAGGAGTAATCCTGGCAGCAGATACAGTGCATCATATTATTCCGTTAAAAGAAGCATGGGATAAACGATGCGATAAGCAGAATCTTATGCCATTACATCACGATACACATTCAAAAATTGAGCAGATGTATAAAAAAGAGAGACCAGTGATGGAAAAAAAACTTGCAAAAATGCTTGTGGATTTTTATACACAGACGGGAGGGGCGGTCTGAAAAGTTTTCAGGAAACGCCGTCGTCCCCGCCTGCCCTATAGCTTGCGCAAAATTCTAAATACTCATAAAAAGTTGGCAAAGGAAGGAGGGAGGATGAATGGGAAGACCGAGGAAGCCGCTGACAGAGCAGCGGGGAAATCTTACTGTGATCACAATGCAGACCAGGGAAGCAGAAGAAGACAGTGTGACTACGGACAAAAATCAATTAAAACGTCCTCCTACCTGGCTGATTGATAATGTGGCAAAAAAAGAGTGGCGCAGGATTGTCAAGGAACTGGAAAAGATCAATCTGATCGGGAACCTAGATCGTAACAACCTGGGCGGTTACTGTAATGCTTTTGCTAACTATGTTAAGGCTACAGAGATATTGAAAAATCAGACTTATTACATTGATCGAGAGACCAGGAATGGCGTTATTGTGGTGAAAAATCCAATGGTTGATATTCAGCGCACATACGCAGAGGAAATGAGAAAATTTGCTTCCCTGTGTGGACTCACTATTGACGCCAGACTGAAAGCTGCAGCAGTGAAGTCTGATAAGACAAGGGAAGCTATCACAAATAAATTTGGCAATATATGACCATCAAAGAAGAACTGATAGATTACGCCAACCGTTGTCTGGCCGGGGAAGAAATATCAGGGAAAAAACATAAATGGGCTTGTATGCGCTTCCTTAGGGATTGCAAGAAAGAGGATGCAAAGAATGTACAGGCTAATGTATGGCCTTATCATTGGGATGAAGAGGAAGCATCAAAAATTGTAGACTGGTTTTCCATGCTACGGCATTCTAAAGGTGACCTTGCAGGACAGCCGATCAGCTTGACGATATGGCAGAAATTTAATCTGTGCCAACTTTACGGATGGCGCGAAGATATTACCGGTTATAAAAGGTTCAAACAGTCTTTTATTGAGGTTGGAAGGAAAAATGCCAAGTCTCAGATGGAGGCTGGTGTAGCCCTCTATGAAATATCAGTTATGGCTACGAGAAATGAAGAAAATTACGAATATTATACTGCTGGAACCAAGAGGGATCAGTCGAAGATTATTTTGAATGAAGCTAAGCTCATGCTGAATAAATCTCCACTGAAACCTCTTTTTAAAATCACCAGGGATGCTGTAATACACAGAAAAACTGGAAGCTTCATAAAGGCATTGTCGAAAGAGGATGGCCAGAATGGAGATGGAACCAATCCGGCCGGACTGATTTTGGATGAATACCATCAGCACAAGACTACTGAGTTTTATGATCTTGGTCTTGGAGCAAACACCAAAGAGCCATTGCTGATGATTATTACAACTGCAGGGATGGATCTTACTTATCCATGTTATGTGCAGGAGTATCAATACTGCTCTAAGATACTGGATCCGGATGTGGATGTGGAGAATGAAGAGTATCTGGTGGATATCTGCGAAGTGGATCCGGAGGATTATAAGGATGATATCCGTAACCTGGAAGATGAAAACATCTGGAAAAAAGCGAATCCGATTAGGATGAGCTATAAAAATGGCGCGGATAAGATCCGTACAGCCTGGCGGGTAGCCAAAGAAATACCGGAAAAGATGACGGCATTTCTCACAAAAATGTTGAATATCTGGGTTCAGGCAAAAGAAAACGGATATATGGACATGGCAAAGTGGAAAGCCTGCCAGGTTGATAAAATCCCTATTGATACTCATGGAATGAGTGTTTATGTGGGGTTCGATATGTCAGCCAAAATAGACCTTACATCTGTTACATTCGTAATTCCCTTTCTATCAGGCGAATTTGACAAGACTGGAAAAGAAATTGTGAAATACATACTGTATTCCCACTCTTTCATTCCGAATCGGGAGAAGTTGGCTGAAAGAAAGGCAAAAGATAAAGTGGATTATGATGCCTGGGAAAGAATGGGATTTATTACAGTGACAGATACTCCGATTGTAGACCAGAACGCAGTAATGCAATATGTATTGGATACATGTGCAGAGAATGACTGGAACATAGAATGTCTGTGCTTTGACCCTGCCAATGCAAGTAAGCTGATGATGGATCTATCAAACGAAGGTTATACAGTGGAGGAAGTTTTCCAGAGCCATAAACACTTGAATGAAGCTACTCAGGGATTCCGTGAGCAGGTATATTGCGGAAATGTCCTGTACGAATACAATCCTGTATTGAATTTTGCAATGAGCAATGCAGTGATCAGAACCAACCAGGGACTGATTAAGATAGATAAAGATGCTACAACAAAAAGAATTGACCCTGTGGATTCTACCTTGTGTGGATTTAAGCTGGCAATGTATCATGAATTCGGATCCAGCTACCAGGAGGGAATAGATCAATTTTTGGAAAGTGACTGGTAACATGAACATATTAGACAGATTAAAAAATGCATGGAATGCAATGACGCGACCAACGGTAGACATGGATGACGATGAGCTGAAAGAATGGCTGGGAATAACTGGTACTAATCCAGATGTTGAGAAAGAGGTGACATATTACACCTGCTTAAAAATGCTCAGCGAAACCATGGGAAAAGTGCCGTTAAAGTACTACCAGGAAACGCCTAAAGGTCGGATCAGGGCAGAGCCGAGCAAGATAACCAGGCTTCTGACTGTGAGACCGAACACGATAATGACACCCACAACTTTGTGGACTACTACAGAGATGAACTGTCAGCATTATGGAAATGGCTATATCTGGATGCGTGGTACCTTTGAAAGAGAAAAATATGGAGGACATTACAAAGTTCTGGATCTCTGGCCAATGCAGGCGAATTGTGTGACTGTATATATGGATGATGTTGGTGTGTTTGGAGGAAAAGGGAAGCTGTACTATCAGTACAATGATCCAAAGACCGGTGAACAGTATTTGTTCAGATCCAGTGAGGTTATGCACTTTAAAACCTGGTATTCCTTAAATGGAATTATGGGAAAATCTGTGCGGGAAATTCTGCAAGATACCGTGGGTGGAGCATTGGAAAGTCAGAATTTTATGAATAACCTTTATCGTCAGGGACTAAGTGCAAGCATGGCATTACAGTACGTGGGTGATCTGGAAGAGAGCAAGATAAAAGCGCTGCAGAAAAAATTTGCAGATAAACTGTCAGGCCCGAAAAATGCAGGAAGGGTAATACCTGTCCCAATCGGACTACAGCTTACTCCACTGAAAATGAATCTGACTGACGCACAGTTTTTCGAATTAAAAAAGTATTCCGCACTTCAGATTGCAGGAGCATTCGGTATTAAGCCGAATCAGATCAATAATTATGAAAAATCCAGTTATTCAAACAGTGAAACCCAGCAGCTGGCATTTTTAGTTGATACCGCTTTGTACAGACTAAAAATGTATGAAGAAGAGATCAATGCGAAAGTTCTGAGCTTGAAAGAGGAAGAAAATGGATTTTTTTATAAGTTTAATGAGAAGGCAATTTTGAGGACTGATACAAAGACACAGATGGAAATGTTAAAAGATGCTGTAAACAATGGAATATACAAGCCAAATGAAGCGAGGAGATATCTGGATATGCCGGATGATCCGGATGGCGATAAGCTCATTGTGAATGGAAATTATATTCCGCTTGAAAAAGTTGGAACACAGTACACCAAAGGAGGTGAGTAGAATGCCAGTATTACTGCTGAAAAACCAGAAAAAGAATGTAGGAAAATTGGAAATCTGCAATCAGACAGAAATCTCAGCAGATTTGAATATTTTTGGGGATATCGTATCTGATGACTGGGGAAAATGGTGTGATGATGATACCTGTCCTTCTGATATTTCAGATTTCCTGAAAAATCTGGAAGACATACAGGAGATTAACCTTCACATAAACAGTGGAGGTGGATCTGTATTTGCCGGAATTACCATTTATAACATGTTGAAACGCAATAATGCCAGGATTACCACCTATATTGATGGTATTGCGGCCAGTATTGCTTCTGTGATTGCATGTGCCGGTGATCGGATCGTGATTCCGGCAAATGGAACCTTTATGATTCATAAGCCTACAAATGGTTACTTTTTTACAAGTATGAACGCAGATCAGCTGAGAAAAGATGCAGATACTCTGGATATTTGCCAGAAAGCAATCCTGCAGACATACATGTCGAAGACCAAAGAAGGGGTTACAGAAGAGGAAATCAATAATCTGATCAACGAAGAGACCTGGATGGTCGGAAGTGATACTACTGATTATTTTGATTTTGAAGTGGAGGACAGTGTACAGGCAGCAGCTTGTACAAGTAATTACTTTGATGAGTATTCAAAGACCCCAAAAGCATTAAAGCAGCATGAAGAACCGGAAAATAAAACTCTGGATATTGACGCTATTGCAGATGCAGTTATGGAAAAAATCAAAGCAAAAGAGGCTAATCAGAGAAACCTGGAAAATGAAAAGATAAAGGCTGAATTATTGGGAGATCTTGACCGGTATGGTGTTTGATCTCTCTTTTTGAAAGGAGAAAAAGACGTGAACAAAGAATTATTAGACCTTCTGGAGAAGATTAACGCGAAAAAAGATGAAGTTAAGAACCTTGCCAATGAAGGAAAACTGGAAGAAGCAAAAAAAGCTAAAGATGAACTGAAAGAGCTTCAGGATAAATTTGATATTCTGAAAGATTTGGACGATGGAGCAGCCGTGCCGGAGAGTAAGGTTCCTGTAGGAACACCAAAAGATTCTACGGCAGAGTTTGCGCAGGCTGCCAGAGCAGGGTTCCACGTACAGAATTCCATGAGTGAAGGCTCAAAAGCAGATGGAGGCTATACTGTTCCAGAGGATATCCAGACCAGAATCAACAAATACAAAGAGTCCAAGTTTTCCTTAGGCCAGCTGGTCCGTAAAGAATCTGTCAAAACTGAAAAGGGTTCCAGAACATTTAAAAAGCGCTCTCAGCAGACTGGATTCACCAAAGTTGGTGAAGGAGGTAAGATTGGTGCAAAAAATACTCCACAGTTTGAGCGCATTGATTATGAAATCGGTAAATATGCAGGATATTTCCCGGTAACCAATGAGCTTCTGGCAGACAGTGATGCCAATATTGCATCTACACTCATTGAGTGGATTGGAGATGAGGCAAGAGTAACTGAGAACAATCTGATCATGGATGCGATTAAGACCAAAAAAGAAGTGAAATTAAGCGGGTTGGATGATATTAAAAAGGTGCTTAATGTAACACTCGGATCTGCGTTTAAGCAGTCTTCGAAAATTATTACAAATGATGATGGCTTACAGTACTTAGATACCTTGAAGGATACCAATGGAAGATACCTTCTTGCACCAGATCCAAAAGATACCATGCAGATGCGACTTGCTGTTGGTGGGACATATATACCGGTTGAAGTTATCCCGAACGAGGATTTGTCAAGCACACCGACATATGCAAAGACGACAGATACTGATGTAAAAGCAGGAAAAATTTATTACAAAGAGGCAGAAGGAGTATATATAGAAGTAGAAGAACCTAAAAAAGCGGAAATTGCAGGTTACTTTGAAATCAGTGAAACCAAGATTCCGATTATAATCGGAGATCTGAAAGAAGGTATCTGGTACTTTGATCGTGCGAAAACTACGATCATGACTTCCAATATTGCATCTATCGGTACACTTAACGCATTTGAGGAAGATCTGACTATTTACCGCGCTATTGAAAGAGAGGACGTCAAAGTAAGAGATGAGAAAGCGTTTGTAAATGGTTATCTGCTGTTGAAATGATGGTGAGTAAATGCTGGAAAAAATAAAAAAACGATGTGGAATCGCAGAAGGTATTAATGTGTATAACGATGATATCAGCGACTATATTGCAGATGCACTGGAGGACATGAAAACCTCCGGTGTGCCTCCTGATATTCTAAAGAAGGATACGGATGATCCGAGAGTCCTTACAGCTGTGACTTTATATGTAAAGGCATATCTTGGAAATGACCGCTCAGATACTCGAATGTATCTGGATCTGTACCGAAAAAAAGTTTTTCGCATGACACTGGAAGGAAGTGACCTGGATGTGGAATAAAAGTATTTCGTTGCCGGTAAAGAAAAATGATCCAACGATAAATGATAATGGAATCATGATGGAGGAAACATATGAATTTATCGGTGGTATTCCGGCAGACTTCCGCGACAGTACCAGGGATGATGAGGTTCTTGCGAAACAGAATGGTTATACCGCAGACCAGGTTGTTGAGATCATGGCGTGTAATTATTCTGGAGAATCATTCCTGGTGGATGAATCTACAGGTGATATTTATGACATAAAGCGCAGATTTCAGAAAAATAAATCCATGAAGGTGCAGCTGACTTGTCAAATGCGCGAACGCGGGAAAGAGCAGGTGGGACAATGGCAAGGATGAATATTTCAGGGTTTGGAAACGTTGAAAAAATGTTGAATCAGCTTAAACAGCCTGAAAAAATGGCTATTAGAGCAGTTGGAGAGGCAAGACCAATTGTAGAAAAAGCATTGAAAAGTCAAATCAGAGCAGTTGCAACAAGAACTGATAAAAACGGAAAAAAATATTCAACTGGTGGACTTGCGGAATCTATAGAGTCTACTCCTGTAAAAAAGAATAATCTTGGCGTATATAGCGTGGTTAAACCGGAAGGAGAAAACGAGCGAGGTTTAAGATATGTAGAAGAAATGGCATATCTGGAATATGGTGTAAGGTCACACGGCCAGGAGCCAAGACCTGTACGCGCGGCAGCAGTAGCACAAAGCGAAAATGCAGTAATGCAGGTTATGGAAGAGGTAATTGGCGCGGAGGTGGACAAGCTGTGACAATAAATCAAAAGATAATAAAAGCGTTGAAGCCTCTTGGCATTCCGGTGACATCAGATTTCTTTGGCGGTGGAAATGGCGAATATATTACCTTTAATTATGTGAAGGATGGTGCAGAACTATTCGCGGACGATCAGCCTGTAGAGGATATATCCTTAATGCAGATTCATTATTTCCTGCCATCAACCAAGGATTACCTGGAAGTAAAAAGAAAAATTCGTAGAGTGATCCTGGAAGAAGGTGGAACGTATCCTGATGTAACCGTATTGATGGAACCAGATAATAAAACAAGACACATTGTATTCGAATGTGAATTTGAAAATGATTATGATATGGAGGAATAGCACATGGCACATATTGGTATGAAAAATCCTGTAGCAGCAAAGTGGGCAGACGGAAACAAGTACACAGAAGGTTTTGTTGTTGCAAAAGCAATCAATTTTACTGGAACACCGAATAAAAATGAAGTTGAGCTTTTTGCAGATGATGGAGTAGCAGAAACAGATAAATCTGTAAAAGACTGGGGTACATCTCTTGGGGTGGATGATCTGTCTCTGGAAAATCAGGCGAAACTGCTTGGTCATACATATGTAAAAGCGGTAGCAGGAGATTCAGGACAGGAAGGAACTCCAGAGAGTATTGAAATCGGAACTGAAGACGAAGCTCCATACTTTGGAGTTGGTTTCTATAAGCGTAGAAAGAAAAATGGTGTGGTTAGTTTCACTGTTATCTGGCTGTATAAAGTACAGCACAGTGAGCCTACAGAAAATGCTGAGACAAAAGGTGACACTACAAACTTCCAGACTGCTACCATTGAAGGTAAAGCATACCCAGTGGAAGTCGATGGTAAGATGTCTATTGGTAAAAAACTCGTATTTGACAGCGAAGCTAAAGCGAAAGCATGGCTGAACAATCAGGCAACAATTACTGCGTAAGAATTAAAGGAGATTGTATGAGCGACTTAAGACCAACAGGAGCTCCGGTTGTTATGGGTGGACAGGAATACAATATCCTGTTCACCATTGGAGCAATTGAAGCAATCCAGGAAACCTGTAATAAGGCATTAGTGAAAATTATGCCGGCAATTGCGAGAGTTGCTGACTATAAAACCGATTCGGAAGATATAAAAACACTTTATAGTGTTGTGGCTGCGTTTCTCACCGTGGATACAGGTAAGGAAGTAAAAGTAGAAGCCATTGACGGACTTATAAAGCCAGCTGAAATGCAGAAGCTTGCTATTACCTTGCTGGAAGCATACGGTTTTTCTATGCCGGATCCTGACAGTGATGATGAAGATTCTGAAGACGAAGAGGAAGAAAACCCAAACCAGGAGACCGGGCTATAAACGTAGCCCGGTTACTGTATGTGGGATGTAAGGTGCTCAATTATAGTGAAAAAGAAGTGTTCGGTATGACACTTCGGAAATTCTATCTGATTTATAATGAGTATTTAGATTTTAACGGCTTAAAGAAAAAAGATGAAGAATTAAATCTTGACTCATTTTTCTGATTTTCTTCCGCAGCTTTGCGAAAAGATATTGAATTTGGCAGAGCTGCGGATTATAATTAAGAAAAACAGAAAGGTGGGTGGCATATGTTATTGGTAATATTGTTTGTATTGTTATTATTTGCAATACTGATAGGGGCTCTGATAAAGAAATTTATCAAATGGGTTACATCGCCGGTGGTGTATAAAACCCACATTGAAGAAGTCCCAATATCCAAGAAATAAGTATAAATAAAAATCCATGTAAAAAGAGCATCTCGGTTTGAGGTGCTCTTTTTATGTGGATTTTTTGTTGGGAGGACTAACTATGGCAGGAAAGAAAATTGGAATTGTACTTGCACTGGACGGAGAAAGACAATTTTCACAGGGTGTATCAAATGCGAAAAAAGAAAGTGCAATGCTAAATTCTGAACTGAAAAAACTCAGCACAGAATATAAGGGAAATGCCAATTCTCTTGAATTTCTGACTAAAAAGCAGGAAAACCTGTCAAAGCAGACTGAGAGTTATCAGAAAAGGGCGGAGTCTGCGAAAAAAGGACTGGAAAATGCACAGAAGGTATCGCAGAAAGCCGCACAGCGATATGAAGAACTTTCCAAGGCATTGAAAGAGGCTGAAAAAGCCCAGGAAAACATGCAGAAATCTGGAAAGGATGGTACAAAAGAGTATCAGCAGCAGTCAAAGGAAGTGGAAAGCCTTCAGAAGGCTGTTGAAAAACAGGGCTTGGAGTGCCAGAAGTGCGAAGGAAAAGTATCGGACTGGTCGAAAAAAGTTAGTGACGCCGAGAATGATATAGAAAAAAATAACCAGGCTTTAAAACAGAATGAAAAGTATCTGCAAGAAGCACAAAATGCTACGGATAAATGCGCAAAGAGCATAAACGAATATGGGAAAGAAACAACGACGGTTATCACTACTACGAAAGAGTTCGGAGAGAGCTTGAAGGAAGGTTTTGGAGAAGCTTTAGCAGCAAAGGGCCTGGAACTTGCAGGAGAAGCTATTTCGGCAATTGGTGATAAGGCAAAGGAAGCAGCAGAGTATGTGGTGGAAGTCGGAAGTTCCTTTGAAGCTGGAATGAGTGAAGTGGAGGCTATCTCTGGAGCAACCGGATCAGAGTTGGAAGCACTGGAAAATAAGGCAAAGAGCCTTGGAAGTAGTACGAAATTCTCTGCAACGGAAGTAGCCAGCGCGATGACAAATATGTCCCTGGCTGGCTGGTCTGTAAACCAGACTCTTTCTGGAATTGATGGCGTTCTGCAGTTGGCAGCCGCTTCCAATATGGATCTGGCAGATGCATCCCAGGTTGTTACAGACAATATCAGTACTTTTAATCTGGAAGCTTCACAGTCAACCCATTTAGCAGATATGATGGCATATGCACAAGCAAACAGTTCTACTACAGCAGCAGAGCTGGGCGAGGCATATAAGAACTGTGGTGCCAATATGAATGCCGCCGGTCAGGACATTGAGACCACTACCTCTTTCCTGGAAGCATTGGCAAACAACGGACTCCGGAGCAGTGAAGCTGGTACCTCACTTGCTGCCATAATGCGAGATCTGACCAGTAAGATGAAGGATGGAAAGATTGCCATTGGCGATACTTCTGTTGCAGTCATGGACTCAAACGGAAATTTCCGTGATGCGACTGACATCCTGAAAGATGTAGGGTCTGCTACAGATGGAATGGGGGATGCGCAGAAGCAGGCTGCGCTCATGGCTACATTTACATCTGACTCTATTAAGGGCTTGAACATGCTCCTCAATACTGGCGCTGATCAGGTGGCTGGTTATGAAGAAAGTCTAAGAAATTGTTCTGGTGCTGCTTCAGATATGGCAGATACCATGCAGGATAATCTGCAGGGTAAATTGACAGAGCTTAGTTCTGCTACTGAGGGACTGGGAATTGCGGCGTATGATTACATTTCAGGTCCTTTGCAGGATGGTGTGGAACTGCTTACTGATACTGTATCTGGCTTAACAGACGTGATTACACCTCAAAAAGATGCAATGGAAGAAATGTACGATGAAGTTGTACAATCCTCACAGAAAGTTGCCGATAATGTACAGGCGATTGACGATCAGTTTACCGGAACCCTGAATTCCGTGGAAAATGTAGGCGCTCTGGCTGACAGACTGGAAGAGTTAAATAATGTTGAAGATAGAACAGCTGTCCAGAAACAGGAAATGGCATCCATCGTGGACAAACTGTCACAGTCCATTCCAGAACTGGCTGGTGCTTATGATGATGAAAATGATAAACTGAGCGTAACTAATGATGAGCTGGAAAAACTGGTAGAAAACTATCAGCAAACAGCAATCCAACAGGCGGTAATTGCAGCCACACAGGATTTAATCAATGAGTCTTTAACGGCACAGGTCCAGCTGGATAAAGCACAGGAACAGAAAAAAAACACTGAAGATAGAATGGAACTCTTGGAAAAAGAGAGAGAATTAATTGTAAAGCTCCAAGAGGAAAGACAGAAAGCCAGCGTAGATCCAAGTTATCAAGTTGATATTGATTTTCCAACAGAGAAAACAAAACTTTATACAGAGGCATTAAAAAAAGGTGCAATAACACAGGATGAATTTAATTATGCTATGGAACATCTAAGCGATAGTAGCAGCGAATTGGATTCACGTTTGGATGTTATTGATGGAAGAACAGTGGCATATGGTGATGCAACTGGAATAGCAGCTACGAGCATAGCTGATTGTGCAGAGAAAACGGAAGGATATTCTCAAGCAATTGAGGAAAATCAAAAAACAATTGATAAATGCTCGGAAGAACAGGAAAGATATGCCAAAAGTGCAGAAAACATTACAAAAGTAAAAAAGGATAATACTGAATCAACAGAAGACAATACAAAGGCGCAAGAAGATAATGCTGATGCAATCCAAGCAACCGGATTGGCGGCAGCGGGAGCTGGTACAGCCCTGGAAGGGCTCAACAAAACTATGGAACGTTCCCAGGAAGCTGCGGACGCTGCTAAGACTGCCATGCGTCAGATCCTGGATGAATACAATTCCACCATGGATTCTATAAAAGCTGATTTGCAGGATAAAATCAGTTTTGCGGATAAATTTGATGGTGGGGATGATATCACCACAGAACAGATGATTGAAAATCTGCAGTCTTGGGTTGATGGAATCCAGAACTATCAGCAGAATCTCCAGCGCCTTAAAGAAGCCACAGATGAGAGCGGACAAGCGATCTTTTCCACAGAGTTTATCCAGGCAATCCAGGAGCAAGGAACTGATGCAGCCAATATGCTCCAGCACATGGTATGGACTCTGGATAACCAGGGAGAATACGGTGTTGAACAGCTGAAAGGTATCTCCAAGAAGTGGACTGATGCAATGGACATTTCTGAGGATACAGCAACGGTGATGGCGGCAAACAAGACCGCTTATGAGTTGGCAGTGGGAGAGCTTGGATCCACAGATTATGATTTTTCTGATCTGCGCGAGTCCATTGACAATGCTGTTGCTTCGGCTGCAGAAGGCTGGGCTGAGCTTCCGGCAGCCACACAGGAATCTCTCATGCAGACTGTCCAGATGGCGCAGGAATGCGGTGTACAGATCCCAGAGGGACTTGCAGATGGAATTGCAAGCGGTGAGATAACCCCTCAGCATGCAATAGATCAGCTGAACGGAACTATTGAAGGAACAATCCAGGGCGTGGCAGAAATCGCCAATAAAGCGGGTATCCAGATCCCGGAGGAAATCCAGGCAGGAATTAATGCCGGTGGTACGCAGGCAGTATCAGCTATGCAGGAGCTTCTGGAACTGATCCAGCAGCAGGCAGCAGATGCACAGTCTGCAGGTGAAGATGTGGGTACTGCTGTAGGAGAAGGAACCCAGAATTCAATTAAAGATCAGCAGTCTGGCGTTGAACAGGCTGGTGGCGAGATGGCGTCCGCCGGAGCGAAGGCAGCCGAAGAGAAAAAAGGCGAATATGAGAAAGCCGGAACGGTAGCTGCTCAGCTGTATCAGACTGGTATAAATTCTGGAAAAAGTGGCGCAATCAGCGCTTCCGGAACCATGGCAAGCCAGGCAGTGGCCGCGGTTCGGACCTATCAGAATAGCTTTTACACTGCGGGATACAACGCGGCTGCTGGTGTAGCACAAGGTATATTAGCAGGCCAGTCCCTGGTCATAAGCGCTTCAATAAGAATGATCAATGCAGGTATTGCCGCAGCCAAGGCAGAAGCAGAGATCCATTCTCCATCAAAGAAATTTGAGAAAGAAGTCGGCTATCAGTTACCTGCAGGTACTGCGTCTGGTATAACTAAAAACACAAAGGTAGCAACTGCAGCTGCTGGAAAAATGTCAAAGGCTGTGTTGAAAAACGCCACCAGCTGGCTTAAGCAATACAATAAGAGCCATGAAGCTTCCCTGGACAATGAAAAATGGTACTGGCAGCAGATACGTGATACAGCTGTGAAAGGATCCACGGCCTATAAACAGGCAACCGCTCAGCTTAATAAGCTTAACAGCAGTTCCACGATCAGCAAGGCACTGAGCAGCAGTATAAAGAACAATTTTGGCGTATCCAAAGAAAAAGTCACCGGATCCGGAGATAATCAAAAGAAAACTACTAAGGACGCAGAAACTTATAATTCTGAAGTCCTCAGTGCTGCTGAAAAACGGCTGGAAAAGTACAAGACATTACATGCTGCATCTTTAGCCCAGGAGAAAAATTACTGGACCACCGTTCGAAAGAATTTAAAGAGCGGAACTGATGCCTGGTATGAAGCAACACAGAAGATCCAGGAACTGGACACTCAGATCTACGAGGAAAAGCAGGAGAAGCAGGAAGAGGCAGCCAAAGCCAGAGAGGAAGCTGCAAAGACCCAGGCTTCAGTACAGAAATCCCTTCTGGAGACCTACCAGACCTATTATTCTATGTCCGCCAGGGCAGAGATGGAATATTGGGATATTGCCAGAAAACAGTTCACAGCCGGCACGGATGAGCGTATAGAAGCAGATAAAAAGTACCTGGAAGCCAAAGAAGATTACGAAAAAGAAAAGCTGCAGCTTGATGAAGATTACAATGATAAGCGGGAAAAGCTTGAAAAAGAACGAAATGAGACCATACAGGATCTGGAAGAAAAAAGGGACAGTGCCATAGCTGATCGGAAGAAAGACATCCTTTCATCCATGAATAACTATGATGCCTGGGACGCTTCCGGATATACTGCAGATCGTCTGATTTACAATATGAATACCCAGGTTGAGGGACTGAAACTGTGGGAAACACAGTTGCAGGAACTGAGCGGAAAGGGACTTTCAGAGGGGCTGCTGCAGGAATTGAAAGATGCAGGACCAGAAGCAGCCGCCAATATTTACAGCCTGAATCAGATGACTGCAGAGCAGCTGGATGAATTTAACAAGCTTTGGGAAGAAAAGCAGGAGATAGCAGACCGGCAGGCAAAAAAAGATACACAGGCTACGCGGGATGCTATTGACCAGCAGATAAGTGACACCAGGAAAGATTATAAGAAACAGCTGGATGATCTGGCGGCTGAAAATGCTTCCGTGGTTGCAAAGCTGAATGAGGGCTTATCTACCGGTCTAAAGTCTCTGGTGGAACAGGCTGGCCAGATTGGTGAGGACATTGTAGGGAGTCTGATCGCCGGAATTCAGAAAGCAGGAACCGGCGGGACATTGCTTGATGTAAATGTATCGCCGGCTGGAAAAAATGTGTCAGCTTCTTCCGGAACCAGTGGAGCAACTGCTTCCAGCTCAGCTTATTCCGGATCCGGCACTTCTGGAAATATATCCAAGACAGAAATTGCGCCGGCGCAAAAGAAAGAACTGGATAAAGTGACTGTGGGCGCAGCTGAGGAACCGGCAGAGATTACAGAAGTACAGAAATTGATAAATGCAGGCAAGGCGCATAAGAAATCCGTGTCGGATGCAGAGAAAAAGAAACATTCAGATCTGTGGCAGTATATTGTAAAAAAATACGGCAGGAGTGTGAATGATTCCACTGTAAAAAAGATAGCAGATGCACTTAGCGTGGAAGCGGATGCAAAGCCGTCATCTAAGCAGAAGAAAGCTATACTGGCAGCGATGAAAAAGCGGGGACTTCGAACCGGAACAGAGAATATCCTGGAAGATCAGCTGGCATGGCTCTTTGAAAATAACGCCCAGGAGTATGTCCTTCGCAAATCAGATGGAGCGATCATGCAGAATATGCTTACCGGGGATAAAGTGATCAATCCACAAGGGGCAGAAAACCTTTATAATTTTGCCACAAACCCGGACCAGTTCCTGGCAGACAGATCTCTGGATGTAGGGAATGCCGGAATTGAAAAGCTTAACAGGCTGATCCGGCAGCAGTCTGAACGGCAGATGAAGCGGGCTGGAAGCTCACAGGCAGATAATGCCGATATTTTGAGCAAAATGGATTCAATGATGAGAACCATGGAAGCCATGACGGAGAGCATGATAAGCACCATGAAGAACTTAAAGGTATTCATGGATAAAGACAAATTGGTCGGAGAAATCCGGGAAGACATAAATATCAAGAATGAAATGGCAGCTACAAGGCATACAAGGGGGCGGCTGAGATGAAAATAAATGGCTGGGATATATCCGGGGCACAGGCCAGGCAGTGGAATGTGACTCCGGATTTTTCAAGTATCGAAAATGAAAGCGAATGGCAGAGGGGCAGCCCACTGCCATTTTTCGTCAACGGTTCCATCGGGTTCAAAACAATACAGATCACTTTCCTGGTATATGGCGCGGATCGGAATGAAATCCTGCAGAACTGCAGCACCTTGCTTTCCAAGATGATGTCCGAGTCGGTCATCCTGGAACTGGATAAGTTCGACCATAAATTTTGCGGATATATGGTAAAACATGATTTTGCTGAAAACCCACTTGGAAAACTGCGGGTAACATCCAATAGACTGAGCCGGATTACGGTTGATTTTTCATGCTATGAATACGCTGAAAAACCGGATGGTTCTCCATATTCACAGTCTGCATCCGGAATGTTGGAAATAGCAATAACAAACCCTGGAAATATCTGGACGCCTTGCATAGTGGAAATTACTCCGCGTGCTGCAGGTGCGTCAGCATTCACGGTTAAGGGAATTAATCGTAATCCGGATACAGGGGAGAGCCTGCCGGTTACAATCAGGAATACAACAAAGGATAAAACCGTTATCCTGGATGGTGAAACCGGAAAAATCACAGAGGCAGGAGTAAATAAATCCGCTGATGTAGACATCTGGAGCCTGCCGGTGCTTATGCCGGGAACGAACAGAATCACATTGGATAATACATGGATGAATATCACGGTTAAATACCGTCCAAGATTTATGTAATTGCGGAAAATCACCAGGAATGTTGAAAAAACATAAATTTTTCAAAGAAATATGTGTGTTAAGGAGGATTTTTGAAAGTGACAAATCAGGAAATAATATTAGCATACAATGGGATTATGCAGTTCCAGAATATGGAACAAAAGAAATTTGAAGAATCAGGGAAGAAAATTCTTTCCGGAAAAATTCAGCTTGCTTTTTCAATTAATAAAAATAAAGCAGCAATTGTTCGGGCATTGCAGCCATATGAGGAAACGAAGAAATCAATCATTGAAGAGTACAGAGACACAGCCGCAGAACGGAAAGCCTGGGAGGAAGAGCAAAAAGCTGCAGAGGCAGAAAAACGACCTGTGCAGGATATAAGCATAAGTCTCCGTCCAGGTAAAAGTATGGAGGAGTATCAAAGAAAACTTAATGAGCTGGCAATCCAGGAAACCGATTTTGAGCCTAAAAAAGTGCCATTATCATTATTTGAAGGGCTGGATCTGACCAGCGCAGAGCTGGAACCGTTTATTTTTATGATTTCTGAAGATTAAAAGAAGGAGGCCCTATGCTTAAGATCTACGATACGAACCACAATGCCATAGGGCATATTGTTAAATACAAGGACTTAAAGATTGAGGGCGACGTTACTACAGGTGACCGGACGCTCTCTTTTACATACATGGCCCGTCATCATGAAATCTGTGAGGAATTCTATATTGAGACTCAGGATGATGAATATGTAGTAAAAGAAAAAGGTGTGAGTACAGATGGATTTCTTTCTTTTGTAGCAGTGCTGAACCTGGAAGAACTGGAAGCTAAACCATGGAGCTCTTTCAGCATTGCAGATTCCACAATTTCAGATGCAGCCAAGCTTGCCCTGGCTGGATCCGGCTGGACAGTGGGTGAATGCACGGTGACAAAGAAAAGAAATGCAGGTATCCTGCAAACGAACACGCTTGGAGTAATCCAGAAGCTGTGCACCGCATTCATGTGTGAAGTTGTTTATGACACCAAGAAAAAGACGGTATCATTTTATGAGCAGGTTGGACAGGATAAGGGAACCTTTTTCCTTACCGGGCTCAATCTTAAAAGACTGCAGAGAAAAGGCAGTTCCTACGATTATTACACAAGAATTATTCCAATTGGACAGGACGGACTTACTGTTGAATCGGTAAATGATGGAAAGAACTATCTGGAAAATTACCAGTACACGAAAAAAGTTAAGACATACATCTGGAAGGATGAATCCTATACGGATGCTGCAGCATTGAAAGAAGATGCAGAAGCGAAACTGAAGGATCTGTCTAAGCCGGAAGTATCTTACAGCGCTGATATTATCAATCTGGCGAAACAGAAAGCTGGATACAGTGGATTCTCTTTTTCTCTGGGAGATACAATCACATTGATTGATGCCGCTACTGGGATACGTGAAAAACAGCGGATTATCAAGCTTACACAGTATCCGCAGGATCATACGAAAGATGAGTGCGAACTGGCGAATAAGCTTCCGTCTTTCGAAGAAGCCAGGGAAAAGCTCCAGGCGGCACAGGAGATTATCAATACTGTAATCAGTGATGATGGACGGTATACAGGAACGATCAATGTATCGGATATTTTGCATTTCGAAGAGGGTGTATCCGGAAGTGGTGCGGTTGGAAATCTTCAGGGACTATATAATGCTCTGAATGGAGATCTGTCTGAGATAAAAGTATCTGTTGGACAAATTGAAACCAACTACATTAAAGCGGAAGACGCTGATTTAAAATATGCAACAATAAAAAAGCTGGAAGTGGAACAGGAAAAAGTAAAAAATCTGGATGTATTATACGGAAACATCAAGAATCTTCTTTCCGGAGCTGCCGGTATCGGAGAACTACAGAATATTCACCTCACATCACAGAATGCAGTATTGGAAGAAGCTTTAATTAAAAATGCAGTAATTCAATATGTTTCTGTGGGAGATTTACAGGCTGGAACAATCCTTACAAGCAAATTCACCATAATGGATCCGGATGGAGGACTTCTGATCAAAGGTCCCACAGCGCAGTGGAGTGACAAAAACGGAAATGTTCGTATTCAGATTGGTCAGGATGTCAGGAAGAATTTTACATTTTCTTTATTTGATGAGACTGGTACTGGTGTACTTATTGATTCAACCGGAATCAAGGAAAAAGCCATTGCTGACGGTTTGATCGTAAATAAGATGGTATCCGATGATGCAGCCATTGCCGGCACAAAGCTTGATATTCCGTCTGTGGTATCGGCAATTAATGGAAGTGATTCAACTATTAAGAGCAGCCGGATCTGGATGGATGAATCCGGACAATCTTTGAACCAGATGTATACCCGGCTGGATCAGAATATTACAGTTATTGATCAGAGCGTCTCAGAAGCCAAAAAGACAGCAGCGGCTGCAAACAGTACTGCATCTGCAGCAGCGGATACTGCACAGCAGGCGCTTTCAGTATTATCAGGTATCTCTACTCTGGATGCTCTTGGAGCTTCCCTGGATAATGATTCCCATGTGGTTCATACCAACACGGATGGATCCGGGGGAGATTACAGCGATTGCTATACAAGGATGACGGTGTATTTAGGAGATACGGATGTATCATATGATGCGGTTTTTGAAGTGACGGTATCAGAAGGAGTTTCCGGTAACTGGAATGCGAAGCTTAGAACATATTATGTAAAATCAATGTCCACGGATGATGGATATGTTGATATAGAAGCAGTGTATGGCTCCGGTGAAAGATATTTAACTACCCGATCCGGTGCTTACCTTACTGCAATATGCGGTGGCTCACGCATCAAAAAGAGATTTTCCATCAGCAAAGCGAAAGACGGAAAGATTGGTATTAACTACAATCTGCGGGCGTCTGTTCTTGCTATCCGTAAGCAAAAAGATGGAAAAACATTGATTCCGGCAAGTGTGACTTTTTCCGCGCTGGAGTTGGATAATGGTACAGTACACAGCTATACAGGGCGGTACAAAGTGGAAGAGTCCACAGATGGCATAAATTATACCGTAAAATATCAGCCGACTGCTGATGAATTGCAGAAGGTTTATACACCTTCAAGTTCTGACATTAAAGCAATTCGCGCTACATTATACGCCGCAGGCAGCAGTACACAGGAGCTGGACAGCCAGACAGTTATTGTTCTGGCAGATGCAGAAGGTCTGAGTAGTGATATAGCCGCTGCTCAGAAGACTGCAGACCAGGCTAAGGAAGCCATTGCAACAACTCAGCAGAAAGTAGCGAAGATAGAATCAAGTGTAAAAGGCTTTGAGGCATCTTTGAAGGAAACAAATTCGGAACTTCAAGGTGTAACAGATGGAACGCTTCTGTATAACATTCGGTACTTGGACAACGGAAATGACACCACGACATTGTACGCGACAGTCTACCAAAAGGGAAAGGATGTAACAAAGAACTATCCGGACAAATGGTTTACCTGGAGGCGAAAGACTGAATCAGGAGAATACTATCTGGGATATGGCTATCAAATTACAGTTCAGAACAAAGATTACGAATTCGGCGGCGCCTGCGCCGGCAGATTCACAACCTACGACACATATAACCTTACAACCAAATCCGGAAAATATCTTACCACAAGATCCGGAAAACAAATAACAATATGGAGGGAAAACTAATATGGCAGATCAAGCAATAAATGCACTTTCAACCAAAACAGCCCCAGAAACCTCTGATCAGCTGCTCCTTGTTGGCGCAGGAGAACCACAGCTGATTGACTACGATAAACTGGCAGATGCGATTCTGAATAAAATTACATCAAAAAATTATGATTTGGATGCCGGACAGATGACACTTCTAGCGGCACTCAACAAATTAAATAGTGAGTCCTTGCACATCATTTTTATTAGAGAACAGAATAATGATTTCGAATGGGCCAAAAACTATTGGCACGCAATACCAGAAAGTTCGTGTGTGAAATTTGTATATAATAGCGTTGGAACCGAATATTTTTATATCTTTATTAAAAGAATCAATGCACATGGATTAGTTTTGCGTTTCAGTTATGATGCCCCAGTAATTGAAATGATTCGTTTTTCAAATAAAGAATGTATGAATGATGGCGAAAAATTCGATGTAATAAAGTGATTTTTATTTATTTTCTTCAATCTTTGCTTTACTTATATTTTGGTAGTAAATGATGATAACTATATTGGGAAACATTCCCAAATTTGAAAATGTTACTTTTTCACTTGAATCATCAAAGCTATATTCAGTTAGAATATCACCAACTTTGTTTGTTGAATTTATTGAACAAGTAACACCTGTCAAAAACGAATGATGACCAAATATAATAAATGGTGCATACCTAAATGCTTTGTTAGCATCTTTATTCACAGAGATAGTTATTGATTTTATGTTAGCTCCTGAAGAACGATAAAATAATAAATTATTAAGAATTAGGGACTCACTATTTTGTATGCAGAAAAGAAGAATTCATGCTAAAGGGCACCCAAGCGGTGTCTTTTATTATGAATTTTTCCAAAAAAGAAAAGGAGGGAGGCAGTGTGCGCTTTGAAAAAGAAGTATCCATATTTGCCAAGAATGCCATCCTAAAAAGATTTCAGGCAAATGAAACAAATTTATCCATAGTGCAGGGAAAGATATCCGCTATAATATCCGAGGACGAAATTACAGAACTGCAGTCTGGTCGCGTTACGATGTATTCCAAACTGGGAGAAGTAGAGCAGACGGCCAGCGGTGTAAGCTCTAAGTTTTCAGAGTTTAAAACAGATTATGATAAGGCTCAGGAAGAGTATAAAAAATTCAAGACAAATACATCTGAATACATTCAAACTGCCGGGCAGTTCCAAAGTACAGTTGAATCCTATATGGGCACCAATGATGAAAAGGTGAACAATATAAAAACCACAGCCAGTCAAAACGCGGAAAAATTCACCTGGCTTGTTGAGTCAGGTGAATCCAGTACAAATTTTATTCTGACTGATCGCGTTACGGAATTGATTACCGAAAGTCTTGTGATTAAGAAAAAAGATGGTAAAAAAACAATTATATCCGGCGGCAGGATGGATATAGATGAAATCTTTGCGCAGGACATTACAGCATCCGGTTCAATTACAGGAGCTACGCTGAAAGGTGGAAAAATATCCGGATCTGATATTGTGGCAAACACAATGACAGCAAATGAATCCTATTCTATTTACAATGGTAATAGCAGTCAGAAAATATTATACTTTGACGGAACATCCATTAAACTTGGAAAAATGGGAACCGGAACATCTATACAAAGTGGTGCCGGATTCGAGTTTTTCGATAAAACAATCACGATGTATGGTAGTCTGAGCTTATACAGTGGCGACATTACAACTCCTGGCAAGGTGCAGGGAAAAACAATAACTGCGACTGCAGATATGAATACCGATACCATATATGCATCTAATTGGTTTAGATCGCGTGGTAATACAGGATGGTATAGTGAGGATTATGGTGGTGGTTGGTATATGGCTGATTCAGATTGGATTAGGGCGTATAACGGAAAAGGTATAACCACTACTGGTAATATGTCCATTGGTGGTTATATTCAGAGTAATAACATAATAAATACAACCTACGAGTATCAGTCCAATAGAGGATCAGTAGAATGGCGCTTTGGCGCTGCAACAGGTACAGGTGATGAAAATTTCTTCAGCTTTTATAACGCTAACAATGGAATAATCCCACTGGCAGTTGACGGAAATTTTGGAAACATTTACGTTGGGTATAATGTGGGCGGTTCTGGTTCGAATACTGCGGTAGGAATATATCTCGGCGAGAAAGTAGCCGGAAACAGAGCTTTTATTTATCACGGAGATTCGTACGCCGGATCAATTTGGATTCAAACCAGACTTGATGGCTCATGGAAATGGTTCAGCCTCGGAAGAGTATGTAGTACAGCTCTTTCCGATATTCGACTGAAAGGTGACATAAGAGACACCGAAGTAGAAGACGCCACAAAAGTAATAGAATCAATGAAAATTCGTTCGTTCGAGCGAAAAGATTCTCATAAGAAATATAAGATTGGCTTTATAGCAGATGAGCTTGAACAGCTTGACCCTAATCTTGTCGATGGTGGCGGAGTACTTGACGGACACCCATATTATAAATCTGTCAATAATTTACAGATGATTGCGTATGTTGTAAAAGCAATGCAAGAACTTAATCTCAGAGTGGATAAAATGGAGAAAATGAAAAATTTCAAAGAAAACTAAATGGAGGAATATGAAATGGAGATTAGAGCGAGACCGTAACCGGTCTTATTTTTATACCATAAAATAATATAATAAGAAGGAGAACACATAATTATGAAGGTGATTGATACGTATAATGCCATTGTTGGCGCAGCTGTTGCTGTATTGAGCTATATCTTTGGAGAA